GTTCACGCAATTCATTCGGCATCATCCGCGCTTCAAAGAAGTCAGTGTTCAGTTTCACGGTCACGGTCGGATCCATGCCGGACCACTCGGCCATCCAGGACAGCACTTTTGTTAGCGATGCACTCATAGACTGCGCCATCTGCTGGAGCGCTGACTGCTCGCCCGCCTGCCGCAATCGGATCGATTCGGCGGCCTCGACCGCAAGTTTCTGCTTCTCCAGGAGCCGGGAGCCGAGGGCCGCCATCTTGGCCTCTTTCTCCTCCAGCGCCCGCTCCAAGGCCCCCAAGCCCTGGCCCGTGAATTCGAGTATGCCCGCCTTGGCCTGCGGATCCGTTGCTATCCAAGCAGTCGAGCTTCCGATTCTGAGGCCCTTGTTCGTGTCGATGTCGAAGCCGGCAACCCAAGGCGTGGGCATGGCCGTATAGTGCCGTCCATGCTCCAGGTCCGCCGATGTCCGGTAGTGCGAGAGGTTCACTTCCACCAGGTCGAGAAGAGGCGGCTTGGCAACCGCTTCCAAGCCCCCGACCGGGGCGCAGAATTCAAACGGGATGTATCTCAGCCGCTCCCCCCGATGCCGGGGCTCGAAAACAAGCACCGGCACCCACTCGTCCTTATTCGGCCCAACTTCGCGCCAGATCGAAACCGTGTAGAGGCCGTCGATGAGCTGGAGAACGCGATATTGCGTCGCCCATTCGGACTCGAACTCGTCTTTCTTTTCAGCCTCGTAAGTCTCACGTATGACAGCAAGGGTAAGCTCCCGATACTCCCCGATCATTTCGGTTGCCCAGTTGATTACCTGTTCCGGTTGATAGAGGACCAGATAGGGGCGGTTGGACTCAGATTCGTCCGCTGGCATGGTCACCAAAATGCCGGAGCGCCCGGTTATCAGAACCTCGCGGAAGCTGGCGAGCGCGAACTCGGGAAACGTCGTCCCGGAGAGCGTGACGTCGGCAAGAAAGGGCTCCAGCGCATCCGGGCCCTCGACTACCGGCTCCTTGCGGAAAACCGCGCCTTCGAGACCCTGAACCGTGCGGCCCATGGCGTTGTAGAAAAGCGCGCGCTCCTTGTAGGCGTCATATTCTTCGGTGGACTGGCCCGTGAGCTGCGGGAGATATTCCGTGCCGGCAACCTTCACGGCATCGGACCCCATGTATGCGTCGCGGCACTTCTTCCATTTGCCGATGTTGTTCGTGTAATCCTGGTGAAGCGATGTGACTGCCATCTCATTCGCTCCCTGGCCTTGGGGCTATCTCCGCCGCTTTGCGCGCGCCCCGAAAATCTTCCGCATCTGCCGCTTGGCGGCCTTCTTGGTCATCGTCTTGCTCTTTCCGCTCTTTGAAACGACGCGGAACTTGCCGCTCCTGGTTTTCGATACGTGGCACACAGCTATCGCCTCCTTCGGCCCGGTTTCCAGCCGCGCTCGATGGCCCGGAGAACCCTGAGATATTTCTTGGGTTTCTTGGACTTCCCGATCTTCACCAAGCCATTGGTTTTCTTGTAAATCGTCCTGCCGCGCCTGACGTAAGGCATCAGCACTCCACCGTCCTGCGCTCGATGAGCGTCGCGCGCGGGATCATGATGATGTTATGGACCTGGCCTTCGGCTCCTTGCGTCTGCGCCACCGCAATCACGTTTTCATCCTCGTAGAACACGAAGCCGCTTGTCACGGGAACGAACCGGCCTCTTGCCGTCTCAATGGCGTCGCCTTTCTGATGCCAGGAGCCGAGCCCGAAGGCGTCCATCCACTTGAAAAGCTCAAGATTGCGGTATTCATGCTGCTCTTCCAGGATCGAAGGGTTCAGAGGCCGCTTACCTTGACGACGCGAACCTGCCTTCGCTGCGCCATCACCCGGTAGCGGCAGGCGTCGGCTGCGTGATCTTCTGCTTCGGTATCCGCATCGTCCGGGTTCCGCTCCGACCGCGGGAGCACGGACACCGTTCTGATAAATTGCCGGCACGTCGAGAACACGTAAAGGCCCGGCTCCTCCGGATTGCCCTTTCGCGCCGCGAGCAGCATCTTGCGAATGATCTGCCAACCCGTGATCCGGTTCGTCCCGCGGATCGGCTCCCACCGAACGCCCATGCGGGCCATGTTGTCGGCCATCGAAACCGCCCCCGGCTGGCCGGGCGGCAAGTCGGCGGGCCCGGACAGGGGGACCGTCTCGATGAGCCTGCCCATTAACTGGCTCTCGGTGTCCTTGATGCCCTTGGCTATCTCGTGATCCGTGAGCTTGACTCCTTCGTTTGCCTTGCCCGTCCATCCGTACCACTCCGCGATGTGAAAAAGCGTTCCCCTCGGGTATCGTCTGCCGCCAGGCGCATCCGTTCCATCGGACTCGGCCCACCATTGCACCGAGAACGGCTTCGATGATCCCCAGTCAAAGGTCCGGTCCACACGCCAGGCACATGGGATCCGGAAGGGCTCCAGGACGTGAATCTTCTCGTCCCAGATGTCATCGAACATCCCGCCGGCGACGATATCCCAGGAGCCGTCGCGCCAGGCCTTCAGCAGATCCTCGCGGCCCGCCGCCGCTTCCGTTACCCGCTTCCAGTAATCCGGGTCGTTGCGGACGAGTATCTGATTGTCATCCAGGGTAGCGGGAATATAAAGCCGCGAAATCTGCGAGATCGGATCCCTGAACGGCACGAATGGCGGTGCGGGATCGATATAGGCCTGTTTGACCCAGTTATGGCCGACGCCGCCTGGGTTTCCCGATACCCTCCACCGGCAAGGAATCCCGCTCGAAGAACGCAGCGTTGCCCGTAATTTGTTTATTCCCCGCGGCGAAGCCCAGTTCGTGATCTCATCCCAGCCGATCCAAGAAAATGAATGACCTTGATAATTGCTGGCATCTTCCTCCCGCTGCATATACCGGAATTTGAGCTGCGCCCCCGAGTACCAGATCCATGTCCGGCTTGATGCAAGCCAGCTGCCGCCGCCGGGCTTGTAAATTTCATGAGCGACGCGCTCGATTTCCTCAAGCTCCGGGTAGGTCCGCCGGAAGAGGATGCCCTTGGCCGCGCCTCCGTAGCGCAAGGCGTAGACGAGGAAATCTCCCAGGAGACCGAAAGTCTTGCCACCACCCCGCGCGCCACCGAAGAGCACGTCCTCGACGGGGCACGCAATGAGCAACGTCTGCGGGCCTGGCTGCGGCTGCCATAAGGCCATTTCATCGCCCAGCCTTGTATTTCGCGGCAAGCTCGGCCCACTCTTCTACCGTGGCCACGGTGAGAGGATAGTGCGCGACGTTCAGCCCGCCGGCGAGCGTTGCCGAAACATTCTCCGTTGACTCGCCCCTCGCCAGCCGCTCGGCCTTGATTGCGACGTCCATCATCTTGATTGTGTCCCCGGTGCTCATTGACTCCGCAGCCAGCGCCTGCAGCTTCTCCAGGGCTTTTTTCTCCATGAGCATGGCAATTTGGGCATGCCGCTTGCCCATCTCCCGCCGGGCCTTTTCGGCTGCCGCAAGCTCGATGCGCTGTAGATGATCGTCGTAGGCCAGCGAGCGGGATACCCAATTATCCCGGGCGCTCAGCCGTTCCAGGAACTTCTTAGACCGACCACTCTGTTGGGAAGCCTCTCGAAGCGTTCGATCCGCTCCCATGTCGCGGTAGATGCAGAAGATGAGAAAGGCCTTCGCCGACTCCCCCGGCTGCCGCTCCCATAGCTCCTTGGCATCTCTCTTCATTGCTGGTTCCTTTGAGATCTGTCAACGTCGCCTCGATCCACCGCTCGACTGCGGCAAGATCCGGCCTCACAATCTGCCGGGCCCGTACGTTCAGGGCGTCGAATCTCGGTCCGCCCAATCTCTTCGCCTTCCACACTGCATGCTCGCCTTTATGCCCGTCGAGGTAGTCGTGGCACTCCCAACAAAGCGCATCGCAGTTCTCCAGGTCGTAGCGCGTTGCCATGTGCCGCCGGCTGTGGAAGTGGCTGCAATGGAGCATGTTCCGGAGCCCATGAAAGTCGGCCCGGCAGCGCGCGCACTTCCAATTCGCCAGTTCGCGCACGAGCCGCGAGAAAGCCGCGTCGGTGCGCTCTCGGTCCCGTTTCACGCGAGACCCTGCAAAGCGTCCAAGCGCTTGGCGGCAGTATCCAAGAGGTCCCATGCGTCACGCACTTCTGCGGCAATGATGATGTCGTTCTGGATGGCACCGGTTAACTTGCTGAGCGCGAGAGCGACATCGTGCGCTATCTCTTTGAGTTCCTGCCCCGAATCTTCGTCAAGCTCCTGGAGTCGCATGTTTGCCTCACTCTCCGGCTAGGTAGTCCGCCGCCCAATATTCCAGGGCTTGCCAGAGGTTCTTCTCGCCGATCTCCCCTGCGTCCCGCATCTTCTCGATTGCCGCTCGGATGACCGCCGCCGCCGGCTCGGGAACGCTGTCGGTTCCGATGATTTCGCTTACGGGCACCCAGGCATCCGGGTGATCAAGGACCGACGTGGCCCCATCCCGGGCTGTCTCTTTGCCTTTCGGGGGCTCTGCAAGGATCGCCTCTATCTCGCCCTCGGAAAATCCGATATCCTCAAGCAGCCGGGTCAGGGCATCGGGATGTATCGTTTCCATCGCAGTCTAGGATGCCTCTATGGCGCCGATGATGAACTCGGGGGGCACGCGGATCAGGCGCGGACTAGGCTCAATGAGCGCGCCCCAGTATGCCGTGCGGTTGCCGCTCGTGACCGCAAAGCAAACAACCTTCCGTTGTTTATCGCCCTTTGTCACCAGCAGCTCCGTGGTGGTCCTGATCGTTTCAACCTCCCGGATCTTGCCCAGATATTCGATTTTCTTTCGGACCTTGACGTAAAGCTCCACGTCGTAGAGCGGATCCACCTTCGCGTGCAGGCTTTCAACGTTCACTCCCGGCGTCAGGTGCGCGGCGTAGTAAAACTGGTCCTTTTTGCCGTCGAGGTCGATGTCAGACTTGAACCATGGCGTCATTCCCTGAAGAAGCGCCAAGGAAAGAACCAGAGATGCTGGCACCAGCGTCCATGCCTTACTTGCCGTTTTTCGCCCGCACGATATCCACAACCGCTTCGGCCCAGATCCAGCTTGCGACCAGGCCGACGAACGCCAGCACGGTCTGCCCATCAATCGGCAGATCAAGGCCATCCACAAGGACGGTGATGGTAGCAGTCGCCACGGCCATCCAGAATTTCCTGCTCTTCAGTTTGTCGCTCATTCAATGCTCCTTTTGCGGAATCCTAGCTCTTCGCCTTCTCCCGCCGCGCCTTTCGGTCGGTCGCACACTCCGTCTCCGTGCGCTTCGATCCTGGGACGATGAAATCAAACACCTGATCCTGTAGAAACTCGTAGACCCGGGTGATCGGACTGAAGTAACCGCAGTGTGTCACGGGGCTTCCCCAGCCGATGACATCTACCCGGGACGGGATGCCGATGAATTTGTATGCACTGCCCTTGTGCAGAAACATGGCACCGCCCGAGTTTCCGAAAATGATCTGCGCTGAACTCATCCAGTAATCCTTGCTCTCTATCACGTCGCCCATGTGCGTAATCACGCCCATCGTGAGGATCGGATCATGCAGCAGCGCGCATCCGATTGCCACAACCGGATCGCCAATCATCACGTTTTCTATGGAAGCTGCGTCCAACAGTGCTGCCACTGCGGGTCTCTCTGCGAGCTTCACGTTCA